CTACTCTCAACTACACAGGGCGGGCTTACCGCACTTTGCGCCAACGGAGGTTTCCCAACCGGTGCATTGGGGTGGTTTAAGGATCCACCTAGATCCGTTACGGGCTCATTAAGGGAGTGTTCCCCCACCCTGCATCCTTGGTTTCCGCCTATCCCATGCAGGGCTGAGTACAGTAGTTTAACGACATACTGAGGTCGTCATAGCAGTTTAATGACATGCTGAGGTCTAGAGGGCCCGGGCATCACATCATTCGCTGAGAAGCAAATGTGTTGATGCTCGGGCCAGGGAAGTTACTATTAGTTTGCCCCGGGTTTGGTGGGGTAAACATAGTGGAATTCGGCGGGGATATGGCCAACTTCAATAAACCCTTCAGTCCATCGATGTCGTCCTTGAGAGAAGCGTTTTCGGCCTGGTATTGCCTAATCTGAGCTTTAACCAGCTCCACCAAATGGGGTGGAACCTCTTCAATGGGGGGTACAGATTCCACACCATTGACTCCATGTTTACGCTTAAATTCTTCCCAAGAAGTTCTACGACGCAATCTACGGCGTCGTCGCCTTCCCAGCATTCCGTCTTCATCTTCCTCCTCGTCATCGTTTACTTCATCGCCCACTTGCTTGGGATCACCCCAAATTGAGCGCAAATTCTCTCGATTTTCAGAGCGAACGTTCTCCACAAGAGCACTATGCTCGATCGTGTGAAACGAGAACTTCTCCTTCATTTGGTTACGGACAATCAACTCCCGTTCAACTCGAACAGCATCAACAAGTGATGTACGGTCCAAGATTTTAGATTGAAAGTTGATCTGGCCGTCATTAAAGACGTAGCCAACCATAGTTCCAGCCGCAGGAAGAGTACCTGCGTTATCGAATTGGAGGTTGGGTTTAATACCTGTAACACTAAATATAACAATAGCCATCGGAGAATTAGTCGTCACACCATTCTGGGGGTGCAATATATGACCCTGTTATGGTGCAGTGGTTCCCAACGACACCAGGTAACTGCCATGCGACGGCTGTAGAAGCCTGCCAAGTTATGACTAGAACATATGTGCCCTCCAAAAGAGTTGGAAAGTTAATAATCGTACCAGTATCAAAGGTAATGGGGAGCGGCCCACTAGCTTGGGCGTTAGTTCCAAGCGGAGTGGAATTTGTGTAATTTGTGGACGTAATAGCGCCAACAAGTTGGTCGTAATCTCCTCCAAGTTTGGGTTTATAAAACTCAACCTCATAAGAACACCACAATTCCCCAATAACAGCCCCATCAGATGGCTGTCCCCCGACACACAATGCGAACTGGCCCCAATCATACAGATTCTGGTCTGCGTCTGAACCAATCTTTCCGTTGCGGACATACAACTGAGTTCTTCCAGTTTGATCAGGAGCGCACTCTATAGGGTGCATGAAGCTCTCACTAGTCTTTCTGGAGGAAGTATACTCATTGTTTAACATCTGGAGTTTCGATCCAAATTCCGGATCGTGGGAATCATACTGAGTGCTCATAGCAACAAACCCAATGTTAGGGGTCGCTGCGTAGTCAGTAGCAAGGGAGTTGAACTCAAATACCATGCCCCTCAAACGATAGGCCTGGTATGAATTCGCTAGGGGAGCAAGCCACGGGAACGTGGCAAACAACCCAGGATTAATCGAAAAATACTGGATCTGAAAATTGTCTGTTGTAGACAAAACATCACCCAAATATTCACGATGCGCAATGATATTATGCGACTTTGAATTGGACAAAACAGGAGGTTTCATCCCGCCCTCAATAGGCTCACCCTCTAAGGCGGAAGCAGCTGCTGTGATCGAGTTAGTTTTAACCTCATAATCCCCAAGTCCTGTAAGAACCATGGGGGCAATCTTCGGCAGCCATTCACACGCCAAATCTGCCAAATTCTCATACCACGCCTTTTCCTTTTTGGGATGTCCATGCTTAGCATGGAGATTCCGGTAGTACTCAAGCTCCTCCTTAACACTGTCAAAATGGCCAGAATGGCCAGGATTCCGCAGGGGACCCTGTAGAATTCCCGGTTTTGACGGAGGACCACCTCTACCAGCGGACATTGCTTGCTGGTGTTGGGGAGGTTGAGGTTTGGGATTAACAGGTTGCTTAACAGGAGGTTTAGCTTGCTGTTTACCAGCACCAAAGGGATTAGTGCTCTTATGAGCAATCAAGGCTTTCGCAGTGGAGTGATCCATCAATGCTTTCAGCTGTTTATTGCTCATTTGGACAACGGCAACCTGTTGTGACGGTTGCTTGTCAGGTTTGGAAGGAGAAACCTTCACTGGTTGTTTCTTAATCTCGGGCTTAGAGCCTTTATTCGCGTTAGTCTTCGTACGTCCCATAAGTATCGTAAAATACTTTGTCCCATCCTCCATCCATGACAAAGGACGACGTTTCAACGCCGAGATACCAGTCAACAACATCCTCGTAAGAGGGTAATTGCCAGTTTTCTTCTCCAAATTTCTTGATAGCAGGACAATTGCTATGATACAAAACGTCAGAACAAGCACGGTGAAAAATAGAAAACACCTCCTTGCCATTCCCAGCTGACATAAGCATCAAAGACACCATCTTCGCGAATTCGGCCTCGGGAGTCATACGTTCCTCATTAAGCAGCATAGGCGCTGCGATACGACCCAAGTCGTATCTAGGAATGTAACCCCTGTCCGTCATCTCAAAGGTGAATCCAAGAAAAGAAATATCACGTAAGTCATAAGAAATAACAAACGGATCCAATTCCAAACCATAAAGTCCAAATATTTTACGATAAGCAGCCTCAACCTGTTCATCTGTGGCTACGAGATTGTCAGCGACGACGAAATCGTCACCAAACAACGCAGCATAGACACACTCATCAATGAATTCGGGTGGAGCCCCGAGTTCAAGATATGTGTGTGCAATACAGATGGCCATGCCGACAATATTATCAATGGTTGTGCTCCCACTACCAGAGTTGTTACCCCACGTTTTCTCTATAACGTCCCCATTTGGTAAATGGAGGCGCGAGTTTATAGCGTGGTAAGTAGCATATTCCATCTCCTCAGATGGATCAATCCAGTAGTTTTTAATGTCGTATATAGCATCCATGTGGGGAAGAAGACGGTCCCAACCCTTAACATCACCCATGGCTTTGCGGCGAAGCCGATTTAGCGCACGGGCGAGACGGTTAGTACCACCCTCGTATGGATTAAATCCATACGCCGACCACCAGATGTTCTTCATTCGTTCCTGTTGGTGCCCGTAAACACGTTTATGGACCCAATACTGCCCGAACGGTTGTATAATAAAGGTACGCTGTTTCTGTCGTCCGATATAGTCAAGACGAGTTCGCAGTTCAACCTTACCCGCGACCTTCCAAATAGGAATCTCCTCTAAAAACTCGGGAAGGTCATATTCTTTGTCGACACCAGCAAGAAGACAATCTTGCTTGGTCCTAAGTCCACGCCAGGCTTCGATAGTCCCGGCGCTCTTCTTGAGCTCCATATCAGCAAGAATATCACCACGGGACATCCTTGGAACACACAAACCATCGCGAAATTTCTTTCGCACAATCTCAACAGCCACATAATGATGTGGATCTTCCATATAGGAGTAATTAGGTGGTTTGTCCATCTTTAAAACAGACTCAGTCAAAGTACCGATAGTGTTCTTGGATGAAACATAGTCACCTCTATTCTCCTCTAGCCAAGATTTGGTCTCTCGATTGACAAGAGTAGATAGAAATGATGGGGAAAGCTCGTACCGTGCGGTTTCAGGCTGTCTCTGAACTGGGACAGTGCCCAAGTAAGTGAAACAGTTATAGTTAGCATTACGCTGGTACATGGACCCATAAAAGCGGTCCAACGCGTGAGCGCGGCTTTCCAAGACCCCCTTCCGGGGGCCTAGACGTTTCCCGCTCTAGTGGGGACGAAAGCAACATTGGGGAATGTTGAGTCGCCCGACTGACCAGAATAATGAATACCCTCAACCTCACCATTGCGGTTCAAGATCAAACCGCCGCAACTACCCTTATCAGTAGACGCGTCATGGTGCAAGTCCCCATAATGCGCAAGATAATACTTGCAAGCACTGAAGACAAATCCACGGGATGTAGGGTCGAAACCACAATAGGTTCCGACCTGCTCATTACCAACGTCCACGTCCCTACGAGTAGAGACCTTCAAGGGTTTTACTCCTTGGGGTAATTTAAAGAAACCAGAAATGAGGCATTTCTCGCCATCAACTTCCGGTTTCGCTCCAGCTTTCGCTGGGAGTGGCACATCGCCACCAGGCTTAACCTCACGCATGGCCCGCGTCCATATGTGTGTGGGAAGAGCAAAATATTGCTCCTGCCCACAGACAAGATGGACACCGTTGCCCAAAATCTTCCCAACATGATCTGAAAACACAGGGAGTGCTTTCGTGATGTTTTCTTGGGAAAAGGTCTTGTTTGGCGTGGGGCTTTCAAAGCTCTTCTTTGGTGGTCTTCCACCACGTCCAACCTCAATCCAACCAGATTCTAAGTCCTGGTCTGGTTTAGATTGGGAAGCCTTATGCTGTTGAGGCACAGGTTTTTGTTGTTGTTGTTGTTGCTTCTGCTGTTGCGCAGGAGCCTGTTGCTGCTGTTGAGCAGACTCGAGCTTCTTACCGCACGTGCAGTTCTTTGGCCACTTCTTACAAGTAGCACACGAACAATGCTTACAAAATTTACCGTAAAACGGTAAAGCGCAGTTTCGACACAACCGGGAACCTTTGGCTCCACCCTCCAACCTATCGGTGGTTTGGGCAGGGATCCCCTTATTACACGTGGGGGCGTGGTTGCACTTACCATTGGAACAAGCACGATGGCAGATAGTGTTGCATGCTCCAAGCGGACAATCCGCCTGGTGAATACATCGGTCATTCATAAACCCTCCTTTTGGAAAGTCTTTCGGCAGACCGGCAACAACATTCGCATAGGACAACCTCTCCGCAACCGTTTCCGTTTGTGGACCAAAGGAATCCCAGGTGCTCTCATTAGCGCTCTGTTTCGGTTTACGGGTTTGCTTTCGCTTGGGTTTGGGCTGCCCACTCTCGTGCTTATCTTTCTGTGATTTCAGGTGTTGTGTGCGCTCGCGCTCAACTTTTTCAAGCCAAGCGTCATACTCCTTGTTCTTTTGCTCAACAAAAGCGGAGGTATTCGCGGGATCAAGCTCTGAGACCAACGAGTTAAACTCATTAGTAGCCTCGATTAAAACATTGGCAAGAGTCCTAACATTCTCCGTGCGCAGGACACGACCAGACCAATCCTTCTTCAGCTCAGCAAATTTCTTGTCAAAAACGACCTTCGAGATATGGCTCGTTTTGGACTTTATATCTGCAGCTTTCTTTTGGGCCTGCGCGTCATTAACAGTAGGGCCAGTTATCTTGATGGATTTACCACCACCGGCGCCCTGTTTACGCCTCCAAATTCTATGTGCCGTCGAGTGCACGAATTTACCAAAATGCTTCCAACTACCAGAATAAACCTGCTCGGCTTTATCACGAACCTGCTGGTTCGCAAGTCGTAGCTGCTCGTAACGTTTCTGATAGTCATCTTGGGTGTCATCATCAGCGTAATGAGCCATTTGTCTAAGCCAATCCATCTGGTCCTCATTACGTGAGTGCTCAACACGGAGACGGGCAAGCTCGTCAGCCTCAATGGCTGAGAAGCCTCTGCCCCTGTACTCCTGGAGCCAATCCTCACCCTCTTTCTGATACGCAGGGTTCCAAGACCTGGTACCATCCCCGTTATCAACGAAACCGTAGTCGTCGTACTTACCCTCAAGACCACTATTGAGCAGATAACTTGTATAACCAAGCTCCGTCCAAAGGGGCTCAAGGATCTCGCGGACGTCATCAGTCCGATCAAAAACCACAGTAGCCATAACCATATGCCCAGTAACTGGGTGTAGGACACGCATACGATGCGTGTCTCCAGACTCCCAAAATTTCTCCTTGTGCGTCGCAGGATCAATACCTGCCATCCACATGCCGGCACGCACGATAAAGGATGGATTCTTACACTCGCTAGTCTTGTGCTCATCGGAGTTACAATACATGCAGTGTTGGGCCTTGGGGCAATCCTCAATCTTGTGGCTATAGCTGCCACAACGCCGGCACACAATCTGGGTCAAGGTGTCACGCACCTTCTCACCCGTTGTGGGTTCGGGTGACACATCAGCATCACCACCACCCTCAAATTTTGCGTTTTTGGCCTTTATAAGACCAATAGTCGGAGACTCAAGTCCCAACACACGCGAAACAGGAGTGGGAACCGTGTCCACAATTTTCATGTGGCACCATTCGCGAAATTTGTCATCGACACCATATCCTACCATGACGAACATCGCTGCTCCGACCATGGTCAGCGCCAATATACCACCACAGGCAACACCCGCAATCTTTACCAGTTCCTGAAATGCTTAACACATTGAACTGGGTCTGACTCACGGATCAAGATGGCTGCCTGGAGCATCGCTGCCTCAGTCGCGTAACCTTCATACTCGGTACGCAAACCTAGCAATTTCTGCTCATACGTGTCCCCTTGGTTGCCCATAGGACGGGCAGCCCGTTGAGAAAACGTGACGAGAATCTCGTCGGACTTGTAAACGTGCTGTCCCAAGTCCAGGATCCATTTAGGATTCAACGCTCCTCCATCGAGAAACGCGTAGGCTTCTTTCTCACACCATTTAGGTTGAGACGCGTCAAGGGAAAGGTTGTAAATTACAACAGCCTTCCTGACAATGGCCGCCATCTTCTCCTTGGCTGCCAAAACGTCCACCTCCGTAACACCCTTATACTTCTCAGGCACTTCAACATCGGCTTTAACGCGACCGAAGGTACGAACAATGCTGACAAGTGCAGCATTATTCTTAATCGCGGCCCCAAATTTGCTAGTGTCACTCCCAAGGAGCGAACTCGTAGCATAAAGGGCAATGCCAGCAGTGCAAGCAAAGAGTGTCATCCTCTCTGCCAATGAAGCTTGGACAGCACTGTCCCCACCTTCATTGACATCCCATGGTTTCAGTTTCCATGCACACAGCGAAGCTGCGGCTACTGCACCCAGAGAGGCTGCTGTTATCCCCAGTCCCAATCCAAGCTCACTAGCTCGGAGTTCGAACCGATCCATCCAACCACCATTCGTTGCTCTGACAGCGAGGTCAACAGCTTCTTCAGCCGTTGTTTCCTCGGAAGTTTCAAAGTCAACAAGCTCAATGGTTTCCGGGGCTTTAATAGTCGAGACAGCATCCCGAATACACTGGATCTTCTCATCAACAAAATTTTGAATTTGTTGCGACAAAGTTGGCTCTCGCTCGGGAGAATACTCACCAAGTAGAGCTTTCTCACGCTGGAATCTAACCCATGCAAAATGCCTGTCGCGCATCGCGCGAACAGCGACACCCGCTTTGCTATCAAGAGCAACCTCAGCATCATGTGCTTTAACACGTTTTGCTTCAATAGCATGTTCATGCTGTTTCTTGAGATCAACAAACTCCTGCATGTGAGCGACGAGGGCTGCCCTGTAAGCAAGACTGCCGACTGGGTAGCAACATTTAAATGAGCCCCTCACTGGCAATGCACCGCGCATCTCGTTAAGTTCAGCATTAAGCTCGTGAACTAGAGCGCGAGTTTGCTCGACAGCAGTAATCCTCAATTGGAGGTCCTGGGCTCTACCCTTCGAATAGTATCTATCACTAAACCAAAAAGGGGGGATCCCAGACCTTTCAACCTCATCTAAGGCACGAAGAAACTCTTCGTAGTTAGAACAAAGAGCTTTATACTCACGGAAACCGCGGGCTTCGGGTGCACTTGAAAGGTTATTCAGGCATGGAAAATCCTCATCCGGAAGGATTTGAACCGGTGCCTGCTTCGAATCATCGACAACCAAAGTTGGTTTGCCATAATTCGGTTTAAAACTTAGCTTCGATTTGGGTTCGGGAGAACGACCCCGCGGCGGTGTGCTACTCGCCACTATTTTATCGGTGACTCCAACTTTGTTGGGGTCATCAGGGGAATCGGAGACCTCCTCAATATAGGGGTCCCCCCACGCGTCAAAGCTGACTGTGGCCTTCCCCGACTCCTCACCAGAGGAATCGCCAGG